GAAGCATCTTCTCTTTCAAATGTTTTTGGCTCACCTGTTTCTCTATCAATAAGAAGGTTAGGTTCTGAATCTGTTATAACATTTTTTAAAATACCTCCTCCTGTAATAGCTACTCCAGCTGGACTAGTTACACGAGCTAGTTTATTTAAAGCATTGAAGCCAAGGCCAGCTCTTTTAAATAATTCGGGATATAATAATTCTGCTCCAACTAAAGGTTCTGTTACAGCGTCTGCAAAAGTTTTTCCTTCATCCATTCCTTCTTTTACAGTCATTCCTGCAAATGTTAAAGCGGAAGGAGCTGATCCAATTGTTTTTACAGTACCTTTTAATATTTGAGGTAAATATTTTCCAAATAAAGTAGCACCTCCTGCAGCAGCCGCAGATCCTCCTTCGGTAGTTCCTTCTTTTGGTTTTTCTTTTCTTTCAATTGGAACCACATCTGACATAGTAGATGCTGATGCATATTGATTTTGAATATCAGAAAAATCATATTCTAACTCAGCTCTAAGATCAGGATTTTTTTGCATTAGCTTTTCCATTGTACTTAAAAAACCTGGTATGTTTCCTTTTCTCATTTGTCCTAGTCCTCTTAAAGTAAGACCTGAGTTTTGTAATACACTTTTAAATTTTGGATTTTTTAAAACGTCAATCATTTTATTATATGTGTTATCTAACGCTGAAGTTAAATTAGGATCTGTTTGAACAATTTGTTTAAGTTTAGGGTTATCTTTATATTGCGATTTTAAAGTTTTTAATCCCTCTGGAGTTGAAGTTAATTCTGTAAAGTATTGTTTAAATCTTGTTTCAGGGTCACTAATAAAATTAAAATCTTGTGTGGGTGTCAAAACACCATTCTTTAATAAATAAGCTTTTTTATTTTTAAGTTCAGATGGATAACTTTCTTGAGTTAGTTTATTTAACTTATCTAAATTTTTTTGTGGATTTATACCTTGATTAATTTTATCTGTAAGATCTCTTCTTTTCTGAGAGTATCCTCCCCACCCTAAGTTTAAATTTCTTTGTTTAGTCATACCAACTAAATTTTTTAATCCTCTTATAATATCTTCTGGATTATCTAGTTTTGCTATTTCAGTCATACCTTCGACATGGTCTGCGTTAAAAACTAATGATGGTGGTAATTTACTTAAATCAAATATCTTTTTTAATTGATCTGTTTGACTAGTCATAAATTTTTTAATTGATGTATGACCGTCTAACGCTTCTTTTAACTGTTTCTCTGTTAAAAAATTTTCAACAGAAGCTACATTCTTTTTATATAATTCACCTGTTGAACTTCTTTTTGCAATAAAGGTATCAACTTTATCTGGAAAATATTTTCTTAAAATGTTTGCTCTAGTCTTTCCTGTTCCAATAGAATCATCTCCTATTAAAAATAAAGTATCATCTAAGTTATTTAAAGTATCGGCGTATTTTTTTTTTAAAGCTTGTCTATCAATAGGTGCACCATCACCGTAAAATTTTTTATCTACATTATAATATTCTAGATAATCATTTACTCTTTTTTTAAGAATTGGATTAGTTTCTATTTTTCCAGAATAAAATAATTTTTTAAAAAAAGTATCAGTGGGTTTACTTGTTCCTGAAGAACCTTTTGTTCTAAGTAAATCACCTACCCCATATTTTTCAAATGGTACTTTAGAATCTATATTTCCTATATTAGGATAACCTTCTAATATTGCTTTTCTACCTGAGCCACTTTTAATTTCAGATTTTTCAAATGCATCTAACATAGCTTTTTTAAAAGAATTATAATCTCTTAAATCATACTTATTTATATTTTGATCATAGAAATCATTTACAAAATTATTTATCTCTTGTGCTTTATCAGTAACTGCTTTGTTTCTTCCAGATAATTTAAGTTCTCCCATTTTCTTTTGTCTAGTATCAAAAGATTTTTGAGCTTCTTCTAGAGTATCAAAAGGTCCTTGTTTTATAGTTGGTGATTGACCTTTCCCTGGTCCTTCATATTCTGGATTACGAATTCCATAAGTATATTTATTTTTATCTACACCTGATTTAATTAACTGAGGTCCGGCAAAACCTTCTCTTGATCCAAGGTCTTGTCCTTCTATGACACCACCACCTATTGCAAAGTTATCTCTATCAGATACTTCAATCTGTTCTGTAACTTTTTCACCTAACTCACCGAAGTAAGGCATTAACATTTCTGTGTGTTGTTCTTTTGTAATCTCTCCATCTTTGAGAGCTTCATCCATATACATTTTTAAAATAGAAACTTTACTTCTAGGCATTAAACCTGGAGCAACTTCTTTTAAGTTTTTTAGCTTATCAATGAAAGGTGTTTTCTGTTCAGGTTTTTGTGGAGGAACCATTGTTCCATTCTGGAAACCAGGACGTCTCATGTACGCCATCATTTGTCTGTAGTCGTTGAGTTTCAAGTTAAACTCCCAATATGTGAGGCAAGCCTCCTGATGCGTTTTTACTTCTAGATGTATTTTTAAAAGTGCTAATGATGTCTTCAGGTTGCATACCTTTTTCTAACATCTTATAAGACTCTTCAATAGTTGCTAGTACTTCAGCTTTTCTTTGAGGGTTGTCGTCAATTAAAATTCTCTCAATTAGTTCATCATCTAATCCTGGGAATCTTTCTTTTAATTGTAATCGCTCTACCATTTTAGGAGCTAGTCCTTTTGCTACATTCATTTCAGACTCAAGGTCCATATTAGATAACTCTTCGATCTCATCTACCGTCATTAATTTTTTATCACCAGACATTTCCATCTCTTCAAGTTTACTCTCTAAAAATTCTTTTCTACCTTTTTCACCTGGTCCTGGATTTAAATTACCTTTTTTATATTCTAGTTCCATATCAGCTATATATTCTCTACGATCTTTCAAAGCTTTTTCAGCTTCGCCAACAGTGCCATCATTCATCCAAGTCTCACTGTCACCTAACTCTTCTTCATAAAATTTAATCTCATCATCAGTCAACTGTCTTTTTGGATCAGTATTTCTAGCAGAAAAATCATCAAATTTTTTTGATTCACTTTCTACTTCATCAGCTGTTTTCATAGTGCCTTTACCAAATTTTTTATTTATAGTTTTTACTAAAGCTTGAATACCTTTAGGTAAAGTTCCAACTGCAAAACCCATTCTACCACCGTCAGCTTTTTTAGTTCTAGGTACTACTTCCTCAAAAGATCTTTCATAAAAATCTACAGTGTCATTTATATCAATACCTTTGTCCTGAGCGTTTGATTTTATTTTTGCCATTGAAATCATAAAGTCATCAGACTTTGTTCCTGAATACATAACATCCATTAATACATCTTCATCAATACCTTGCTCTATTAAATCATCAAACATGTTAGATCTAATAACAGCACCCATATCAACATTTTCAAATACACCTGTGCCTACGTCTTCAATTAAATCTGCAACAAACAATTTTTGTTTGTCAGTCTTAGCACCTAGTTTATCAATAAATGGTTTAGCTTTATTTAATTTTCTTGCATTGTCTTCTAATGTAAATGCTGACATCTCTTCACCAGTTACAAATGGTCTATCTAGATCAGCTGCCTTTTCTTTTTGACTAGGTGATTCTTTTATCACCTTACCTTTTTTATCCATACCTGGTGCAAAGCTTACTTCTTCTACATTATCAAAATCAAAATAACCTTTACCAAATTTTCTATCTATAAGGTCTTGAATAATCTCGTCTTTACTCTTGGTATAATTTTCAAGTTCATCAATAGGTTTCTTGGTGCCTGATTCCAGACTCCCGATGCCTTTTTCTCTAAAGTCCTCTAATATAGAAATATTATCACCTTGAGCTTGAATCTTAGTTTTAGCCTCTTCCATAATCATTTGATCTTCGATTGGATTAGGCTCTCTTTTAGTTTGTTTTTTAAAACCTTTTTTGAGTGCATTAAAAGCTGCGGATATTGTTTTATATGGTCCCATAATTAATAATACGTCCTCTGTGTTGGAGGCATTTTTTCCTCTTCATAATCTTCAGGGTGATTTATTAAACCTCCCTGTCTAAATCTCATAACAGCTTGGGTCATAGAGTCCACTAGATCATCATGGTCTCCATAAGGAAAAGCTGCACATTCCTCAATGACTTCTTGCGCAAAGTCCATTTCTTTGGGCGCCCATATCAGTCCCGACTCAAAGAGCGGAGATACTGCGTTTACTCTAGTATGCTTATCGTTGCCTTTACTAGGTGAGAAATTTATAACAGGTATCCCCATTTTACGCAACTCATAAGTTAGAGGGAGTCCTGATGCCTTAGATTCAATGATTACAGTTTCAGGGTTCCAGTATCCATATTGTTCAAGAGCAATACGTCTTAGCTCCGGGAACTCATAACGACCTTTTAATGCATCAAGTAATATTAAACTTGGTGGAGCATCTTCGTTTTCTGTA